ACCTACTATTACGATGATGATAATGACCAGAGAATACCATATCAAATCTATTAAAAAGTCCAGCATCAAATCCTTCATGCGACTCCATTCCTTTGTACATTGAAAACCCCGATATCTCAAGATGTCCGCAGCAAAGATCTGCTTTAGCGGTCTTTAGAAAATCCATAGACTTTGCATAGTTGTCTGAGCAAATCCAGGGTAGCATTAGAAAAGATACACCATGAACATCAATAACCTCGGGATCCGAGATTGGGAGGATGTTATTGTACTCCGCGAGAAGCAACTCGGGAGAATTTATATCCAAGGAATTACGAAGAGCAATATCGTGGTTGCCAACAAGAACATGCATCTTGTAGTCCCGCATTGGCTCGAAGAAGTATTCCTTGCTTCTCATAAGGGAGAAGTAGTCAATGTACTTTCTTCGATCAAACAAATCACCCAGATGGAGAACTGTATCTACCTTGTATTTCTTTAGAGTAGGAAAGAATGTGTTGGTATAGAACTTTTCAAAGAAGTCATGGAAGATGTGTCTACCGTCACGCGCACCAAAAATGGGTGTCGGTAATTATTGCAATTTTTGCCATTTTACAGACCCTCCTTTCTAAAATATTTACAGTTGTTGAAATGCCATCTCTTAGCACCGACCTCTTTTGAACAATGAGGACAAACGTATTTTATACCTGCAGTATTGTGTACTACCTCGCCAGATATAAATCTTGGGTCGTCTTTAGAGACATGAAAAATTCTACCATCTTTATCTCTAACAGTAACTTTACCTTTGTTTACGTGAACTAGTTCACCACTAACATATCGGGTATCATCTTTGCGTACTTGCATAGTATTGCCGTTTGAATCAACAACAGACACCATACCATACGTTTTAGATAAGACACCAAAATTGCCTTTTGATGGATTTTTTTCTAACATTCGTTTGGACGAAGCTTTTGCAAAGTTTGCAGCCCTTTCAGATTTCTCTGAAAGCCAGTGCATATCACCAGAATGGTTTGGTGGCTTACCCCCTCCCAAAACCAGATTGTAGCACAATGGGTCTTGGAGTACAACCTCAGTCACTAGTTTAGATTCTAATGCAAGAGCGTCTTCATAGCAGTCAAAAAACTCAATGATCTCTCTATTGAAATTTTCTTTACCATAATGCTTTATCGCATCACCAAGCCTAGTTCCTGACCCCAAATACCCATCATTTATGTTTTTTGTTGCATGCACACCAATGTAAAATTTACCGTTTATAAGGTTTGTTGTTTTGTAGACGAAGTAGTATTTTTTCATTTTTGCCTCCTGTCTACTATTTATAACAGACACTCTTTCTAATGGGTGTCGGTAATTATTGCAATCTTTGCCATTACTGATCCTCCATTAGCTTTTCCAATGAAGTAGTCTTTGCCTTCTTGGGCTTCTTTTCTAACTTCTTCTCAAATGCCTCATGGTCAAAGGAGTTGTTTGTCTGCACAAAGCTCATGAAGTTCTGTGATAGCTCTGCGTCATCAAACTCTTGCTGCTCAAATGCCTCGAAGGGCATATCTTGAATCAAACGATGCTTGATGTAGCTCTGGCGCTTCTCTCGTTGAATACGTCGAATGAAAGCAAAGTAGCAGATCTGTGTGTAGTATGCAAAGGGATTGCTACTCTTTGCTGGATCAAAGTTTGTAAGGTACTGTAAGCAATTCTCAATGCCATCACTAACAAGTTCTTCTTTGTATGAGTAACCATAGAAATTTGGTCGTGATGCAAACCTCGTTGCAATGTCGAGAATGCACTTTCCAATGTACTCAGGCACACGAGCATCAGGGTTTGTTTTTAGCTTTTCCTTGTAATCAATGATTGCTTGTAAGAATTGTTTGTTGTCAACATAATTTGCCATAGTAAGCTCCTTTAGCACAGTATAACACCATATAACAGATAGTCAAAGATAGACCAAAAGATTGACAGGCTTTCGCCGCTGTCCTATAATCACCGTGTACCTGGATGATGATATTAAAACTTAATTGTTTTGATATCGAATGTGAACTGTTCGGCTTGATACGTCTCGATACGTTCCTTAAGGTGCTTCATTGTATGGTTCAACTTTGACTTTATAGAAAAGTTGTCTGCTATATCATACAGTTTGCAAGACTCTTTACCTTCCTTAAGACGCAATCCTCTACCAATAGATTGTAGATTCCGTATCTTACTCTTTGTTGGACTAGCAAAAATTATGTTCTCAATGCTGGGAATGTTGATTCCAGTTGATGTTGTTCCATAAGAACAGATAACAATTGCGTCATCATGTGTATCTAGTACCTTACGAATACGTTCTCTTTCCTCTGTGGTTACCTCGCCTGATATGTAGAACAAAGGTCTTTCACCACAAAGTTCTTTTGCTATGTCATATAAAGGCTTGCCTTGCTTCTCCACGAACTGAAACAGTATAAGAGTGTTACCCTTTGAAGCCTTTGCAAGTTTGACTATAAATCTGTTTCTCTTTTCGTTTGAAACAATGTAGTCAATCTCTTTCTGATATTCAGCACCCTTTAGAAGTTTTCTTGTCTCCTCGTCATAATCTAGTAGTAGGCACTTGATGTTTAGTTTTACTACCTGATTAGCATCCATCAACTCCTTTGTTGTTATCACCCGATACACGGGACCAAAGGATCCCTCTAGTGATAACTTAGACACCTTAGCATCTTGTATTGTACCTGTAGTACCCAGACGATATCGTGCTCGAATGAGCTTGGAGGAGATTTGTTGCAACGAGTTTGACGCAAACCTATGCGCTTCGTCACCAATGTACACATCCCACTCTTTGTAGAAGTCCAACGCCTTCTTGTTCTTTGTCATGGAATGGATTGACTGCCAGGTTGTTATGAGAACAGGTTTGTCTGTTTCTTTATCTTTACCCGAGTACAATTGATGACAAAACTCGTCTGCATCCCAATCATCTTCTGATGCGTAATCTTCAAAGTCACTGAACATCTGTGATACCAATGATGTTGTTGGTACCATGAGTACAATGCGTCTGCCAAATTCGAGATGCCAACGAACAAAGACATAAATGATCGCGGACTTGCCCGAGCTAGTTGGGGATAAAGCCAACATTCGTTCTTTGTTAATTGCTCTGTGTATTGCGTCTACTTGGTAGTCCCGCAGCTCAATCTTCTTGCCCTTAGTGTGTATATTGAGGCAATCAATGAAATGTCGTACTTCTTCTAAAGACACTTTCGAGTCAGAATGTACTTCTTCAAAAGACGATTTGCACTCGTAACCGTTGTCCTTTGCAAACTTCTGTACGTACTCAAGCAACCCAACAGGCAAAGTCTTTCGGTGTATGTCAAAAAGTTTGGCTTTTCCATCCCAGATTTTTGCCTTGAAGGTTGGCATGAACTGATGCCCAGGAACGGGAAAGGTGAAGAAGTCGCACAGTTCCTGCTCTATGCCAAAGTCATCTGATGTTACTTGTAATGTTGCTTCGTTCAGCTTGGAGATCACTAGACTCATGAAAATACCCAGAATTTTTACACTCTGGGTATTTAGTCTACGTTCCTGCCACGAATTTTGAAAACTAGTATTTTATAAATAGAAATGAACCTCGCGGGACTGCAATCCCCAGGCTCTCTAGTCAACACCACTAAAAGGAGTCTTTATGACCAGCTCATTTATTTATTATGTATATGCTTATATACGATCAAAAGATACAGCAACTGCAAAAGCCGGAACACCATATTACATTGGAAAAGGAAAAGGTAACCGTGCATATAGAAAACATAGTGTACCTGTACCCAATAACAGAAACTATATAATTTTTTTAGAAACTAACTTATCGGAAGTTGGTGCGTTAGCCTTAGAGAGATTTTATTTGAGATGGTGGGGTTGCAAACACTCTGGTGGAATTTTACGGAACATTATTGATGGTTATGGCTCAGGTGCTACTAATGTTGGGCAACACATATCAGAAACAAAATCTTCTAAAGAATGGAGAGAAGGTCCTGGTAAAATTGCAGGTGAAAAAATTTCAAAAGCAAAATTGGGTGTTAAGTTTACCGAAGAGCACAGGAGGAAAATTAGTGAATACCAAAAGAATAGAATTGTTTCTGATGTAACTAAAGAAAAAATGTCAAAGTCAAGATCAGGTATAAAGCAGTCAAACTCTCATAAAGAAAACATCCGCAAAGCAAACATAGGTCTTAAACTAATATCTAAAAAAGATAATCCACTAGAACGAAAAAAGGTCCCTGCCAATGAACTTCAAACATTTCTTTCTAATGGGTGGGTCCTAGGTGCACAAGGAACATCTCACTTGTCATTACGCAAATCTTAACTGCCCGATAAAAACTTACTATACTCTATAAAATTCCTGATAGACCAATCTCTGCCTTTTATCTGCTGAAGAATAGACTCTAGCTGATACTGCATGTTCTCCATGTACTGAATCTTTAGCTTGATCTTTATGATGTCCGAGTCGCCATCTAGTTTTTCGCCCATTGTGCTCTTTAGTGGCTTTAGACCCTGGTACTGCTTTAGATTGTGCTCTTGTAGCTCTTCTTGTGTAAGCTCACCATTGTAGTACCTTGTCTTGAGCTCTTTTAGTTCAAGGTAGTCAGAGGACAATTTTAGCAATTTACTCTTGCATTGCATTAGCAGTTCAAGGTACTTCTGATGCAAGTTAGCAGAGCGTAGTGTTTCCTCTGTTAGCTTGTTTCGATCAATGCCGCAATCAGCAGCCCATAGCTCATTGATTTGTTCTATGTTCATAGTTACAATACGACTAAAAATTGTATTGTAACAGACAACTAGGTTAAGTCAAGTTTGAAATAAGAATACTCTAAAGTTAGACTTGCTGTTGCGTATGGCACATCGGTGTTAGTTGAGCTAAATTCCACACCACCAAGTTGAGTGGGATAACAATCAACAAATGAGAAGGTTCTTACGGGTGTGTTATTTGGACCAAGAACAATTAGCCTTGCGTCGGAATAGTTGTTTGCAAGTTCTGATGATTCTGAAAAACCTCTCAACATGTTCTCGGTTGTGTATTGAGTGGAAGTCTCAGGAAATCCCAGTCCCTTCATCCAATTGTAAACTTCAA